ATGCCCAGATAGCTCAGTTGGTAGAGCAGAGGACTGAAAATCCTCGTGTCGCTGGTTCGATTCCGGCTCTGGGCATCTTTTTTATTCGGCGGAAACCACGTAGAATCAAGGGTTTCCGCCGTTTTTTAATGGTTGAAAAATCGCCTAGGTGGGCAGATAGTGGGCAAAAATTATGAGAAGAGTTTTATTTGATCTAGCTTTCGGTTATCATTTTCAATAACTTTTTGTGTAACATGAATATAGATCTTGCTTGTGATTGTAGATTTGCTGTGTCCTAATCGGCGGGCAATCTCATCCGGAGTCATGCCGTTTGCAGCGAGAAGCGATGCGTGCGTGTGACGTAACATATGAGGTGTTACACGTCGGGCAAGAAGCTTCTCAGATATGATACGAAGGTATTTTTCATAGCCAGCTATTTGCATATGATCACCTTTGTTGTTTGGAATCAAAATATTTGACCTGAAATTGTTTGCAAGCATCAATTCTTTTCTCCATAGCATACATTTTTTTAGTTCTACTAAGAGTGTCGGCTGGATATGTATTACACGTTTGGAATTGTCAGTCTTTGGTGTAGTTACAATGTCGTGCTTTGAATCGTATGTTTTGGAAATTCGAATTGTTAACTGATCCAAGTCAATGTCGGATATTTCTAGTGCTGATAATTCGCCGAAGCGCAGACCGGATAGCAACAGAATTGATGTTGTGTAGTACCAGCGCCAATTCTCGTCATTCTGGATATAGTTAAGAAGTTTTTTTGCTTCTTCAGGTTCCAAGTATTTTGTTTTGATTTCGCTGTCATCTGACGTATCATTAAATTGTTTGAGCTTCGTAAGTAACCGCATATTATCATGATAGTCATTCTCATATCCCCAATTCAACATTGCTTTGAAGCGTGTTATGTATGAGTTCAATGTCGTAAGTTCTTTTCCGGAATCAAGCAATTTGGACTTTACATATTGTGCTGTCAGATTGTTGACAATTGCATCCTGATTCAGTATTTCTATGACAGACGAAGTGACACTTTCATTCCGATCAACTGTGCTGTCTTTATAAATGATTCTTTGGGCTTTCAGATATTCCTTTTGGAGTTTAGAAAGAGTTACCGTGTTGTCGGTGCATTGAAGGTTTTCAATCGTAGCTTCAATTTTTGCAGTAAGCTCTCGCTGCGCTTTTTTCTTGTTTTGGGGAGTATCTTTTTGCTTAAAGACAGTCACGACCTTAGTTTTCTCAGTCAGAGGATCTTTGTATCGTTCACGATAAACTACTCCATTTTTTCTAGGTTCACACCACATAAAAAATCCCTCCTTTTAATTGTAAATTAAAGAAGGGGATGGTATAATATGTTTGTATGTTTTATGTATGCCATCCCCTTAGATGGTGTATCTGAGTCCCTCGTGCGCCAACACGGGGGATTCTTTTTGTTATGAAGTTATGAAGCAGGGTACAATCTGTACCCAAGTTGTAAAAGTTGCACCGGTGCAACAGTATTATTCATCGATGCCAATTCGTTCTTTTACAAAGATATTGAATAAATATCCAGTAGCGAGACAATCGGATGCAGCTCTATGTGCATAATGATTATCTCTAATTGAATAATAATCACAAAGAGTAGTAAGTTTATGATCACTTACATCTCCATAGATATCATTCGATGATTTTGCTTTTGTAAGAATTTTTCTTGCAAGTTCCAAGGTATCATAATATTTCCGCTTGACTTCAAAGAAATCCAATCCGTTTTTGTATAAGAATTTTATATCAAACAATAAATTATGTCCGACAATCGCGGATTTTCCAATAAAATCAGAAAGTGCAGGTATCACAGCTTGAATACTTGGAGCATTTGCAACCATATCGTTTGTTATACCATTGATATCGGTAATCTCTGGAGATATTTCTTTTTTTGGTTTTATAAAAGTCTCAAATTTACAAATTGGAATCCATTCTTCAAAGCGTATAGCGGCAACCTCAATAATTTCATCTCTACTTGCAGTAAGTCCGGTTGTTTCCACATCAACAACGGTGAAAAAACCTAGCCGCTCATAGTTGGATTTTTTTGTTATAGAAGAGAATGTAATATCTTCAATATTGCTTAATGCATTTTTCTTTATTTTTTCACTTGATAACTCGATAGGGTATAACTCAATAGATTCAAGTGTTGGTAAAAATGCAGCTTTTTTCAAGGCGATTTCATGTGTATTTATAATATATTTCTCGCAATTATCAATAAGTTTATAAAGTTTTTCTATTATGTTGTTCGGGTATGTAGGATCGTCTTTATGAATAATCTCATTTAATCCGGGAATCTTGCCGAAATCATGACCACGATCAAAGGTTGAATCATATTTGATATTCAGATCCATAATATTTTTTAAGTAGTCGAGTTCGGAAAGCTTTTTGATTGTCTCTCGGATTTGTGTGCATTGTTCCATAGCATGATCAAAATCGTCGGACTCGTGGTAATTATGCGCAGAATTATATAGTGAAACTATAAGTTTAATATAATCCGTTCCCTGAGCTAATACAGCTTTCTTCTTTCCAGCAAGTAAAGCTTCCTGTTGACCAATACACTTCTTGCACAATCCATCTGCATTTACATGAAGAAATAGTCCTTTTTTACCACATCTTTTACATACTGCCATATAGGTATCCCCTTTGTATATTAAAATTTTTTAATTTCTCGTATTTTAGCTCGTATATTTTGTTAAATATCGTTTTACCATATATAGAACCGTATTTTATTTCAAAAAATAAAAAACAATCTAATCATGGAGCATATATTAAATGAAAATATTAGTTTGGCAGATAAGAACAGCAAAACGGATCACATTAGTAGAACTGGCAAAGCGGTCTGGCATCGGAAAGTCTACGATCAACAATATTGAAAATGAAAAAGTATCTCCGACATTGATGCAACTGGAATCGCTGGCGGCAGCTCTTGAGGTCCATATAACTGATCTGTTTGAATCTGACTGGAAATAATTTCCACAATTATGGAAATATCGCTAATTATTTCATGCATCACCCCGAAATATGCTACTATACCAGAGAGGAGGTGGGGACTCTATGAACTACAAAAGAGCAATCCTCGATATGTTGGGGAAGATACACGACGATAAAATCCTGAAGCGGATTTATAACTTTGTTCGGTATCTGTACATCGGAGCTGGCAAATAGCCAGCTCTTTTTAATCCTCTTTGTTCTGGTTTTCATAAAATGAAGATATGTTTTTCAAGATTCTTTCCAAAGCATGAATATCTTCATCGCTCATATCTATCATCATCTTAAATAAGTTTTTACGACTTTCATCCTGACCAAACATGATCTGATCAATACGTGCCTGAAAATCATCATCGGTCGCGACGAACATTTCACCTTCTCCAGTAGTCAGCCACATGTAATCAACATTGAATTCACGACAAATTGCTTTTGTCATTTGTTCAGTTAAATTTCTATTTCCTTTTTCTATATTTGAGATAGCTACTTTTGTAACACCTAATCGATCACCGAATTTCTCGAGAGTAAGTCCAAGAGAAGTACGTATTTGTTTTATTCTTTCTCCTTGTTCCATATCAAATACCTCCTTGTTTTCATTAGAATACCACCTTTAAGAATGAATTGCAATAGAAAAAGTAATCAGAGATAACAAAAAAGTGTTGACAAAGTAATCTGCGATACCTATAATGTAATCAAAGATAACAAGGAGGTGAACAGAGTGACAAGAGACGAGAAAAAGACAAACATTGAAAACATGGCAGAATCTGTGATGTCTGTAAAGAATCCCGCGGAGCAGTCCATGATGTTCATGGCAATGTCCGCCTACGCGGAAGGCAAGGCAGCAGGCAAAGCGGAAGAGCGTCAGCGTTACAAAAAGGAAGCAGGGTAAAGGAAGAGAGAAGGTGCGAAAGATGCTATTCATAATTAATGGTTTGAAATATGACACGAAGAAGATGGAAAAGGTAGCAGATGTTAAGAAATGGTATCAATGCAAAAACATATTTACTCGGTCGTTATATCCTGGGCTAGAAGTTGGAAGCACAGATGATTGCGAATTATGGAAAAGCAAAAAAGGAAATTGGCTGTTGACAAGAGAAAAAGATTACGGAGTCCATCGTGGTGAAGCAATCGAAGAGGAAGAAGCGAAGAAGCTTCTGATGCATTATGCAGTAGATAAATACGAAAAAGAATTCGGGAAAATTCCGGAGGCATAGCAGGACAAAGGGAAGGAGGCGAGTAGAAAATGGGAATAGTTGACGCTTTTACAGCAGAAACGCCAATTACGATTAAACAGCCGCAGTATTACGATATGGTGTTTCAGGCAGCAAAGATGGAGCTGCTTGAGAATGCGGTGATGGCGGATGTGCCTAATAAGCATATCCGGGCAATGATGGGACACAGAGATGATGTCCAGATTGGAGGATGTGAGAAAGATGATGAAGAATGAATTCGAGAACCTGATTCACGGATCTGTGACAGATGAAGAGTACGAGCTGATTGAGACCGTATACATGTGGCATCCGGCAATTCGGAATACATCCGGTAAGGAAGAAGTAGCAGAGCTGTATAAGAGCTTTGGACTCATAATATTCAAAGATATGTATACGCGAGCAATGAAGGTAAAAGACATTGAGGAAGAGATACGGTCGCTTGATCGAGCGAAAAATAATCTGGTAGAGGAACTGAAACGATTGAAGGGAGCGTGATGGGATGGCAGATGACTCTCAGATTAAAAACGATTTCGTAAATGAGATTGTGATATCCATGTATGCGGATATTGGAGAGGAATGTGCAACCAGATTGAAGAACGTATTGTATATGAATCTGACAAGGTATGACATGAGCATGAAGTCGACGGACGTGGCTATATACAAGGGTGATGAGACAGAGATATTGCTTCGTAAGTTTTTGATCGCGAAGAAAATAAAGGGATGCACAGATAGGACAATTAAGTATTACAAATGCACGTGTGAAATGTTTTTCAATAAAGTGCAGAAGTCACCAATGGACGTAGATGCCGATGATATCCGGCTGTATATCGCGGAGCGGCAGGCAAAGGACAAAGTATCAAATGTCACAATTAATAATGAACGACGGAACATAAGCAGCTTCTTTGACTGGCTGCAGAAGGAAGAAATCCGGTTGAAAAATCCGATGATGAAGATTGATGCCATCAAAGAGGTAAAAAAGAAAAAGCATGCATTTACGGAGCTGGAGATTGAAACGATGCGCAATTGTATTAAAGACGAGAAAAACAAAGCTATTTATGAAATTCTCGTATCGACATGGGCGCGTGTATCCGAGGTTGCGCAAATTAGAATAGACGAGATCGAGGGTGACAAGCTCATAGTTCATGGCAAAGGACAGAAGGATCGAACAGTATATTTGAATGCAAAGGCTCAGATTGCAATTCAGAACTATATGCAATTAAGAAGTGACGATAATCCGTATTTGTTTCCGCGCATGGTAGCAGTTAAGAAAATCGGGAAGATAAAAGAAAAAAAGAGCAAGTGGTATCAGAATCCGGACTATATCGATAAAGGACACACAGGAGCTGGAACAATTGAGTACATGATTAGGAAAGTGGGAAAAAGTAACAATATTCAGGCAAACCCACACAAATTCCGAAGAACTGGGGCAACAATGGCGCTTCGATCTGGTATGCCGATTGAGCAGGTGAGCCGGATATTAGGACATAACAGCATAGAGACAACACAGATCTATCTGGACATTAAGGAATCCGATGTCAAAGATGCTTATGACAAATATGCGAGGTGAATATGGACTATAAAAAAGAGATTATTTCGGCAATTCAAAAGATATCAGGACGGTATTCAGTTTATGAGGTATTTGCGGACTGGGTAAAGATGACGGCAATCGCAATTAGTAACACGATAGATATTAACAACTATCCATCACGCGAAAAAGAGTACATGGAGATATCCCATAAATATACGCTGGATGAACTGATGCAGATGTCAGAAATGTGCAGCCTGCTCACAAGAGCGTGTGAAGAGAAAATGGAAGATGTTCTTGGATACATCTATATGCATCTTGAGATATCAAATGCACGACTTGGACAGTTCTTCACCCCGTATCATGTATGCCAGCTTATGGCACAAACATATAAAGCTCCGGAAGATACATTGATCCGGGTAAGTGAGCCAACCTGTGGTGCCGGTGGAAATATCATTGCGATAGCAGAAAAACTGAAAGCCGATGGAATCAATTACCAGGAACGATTGTGTGTCACATGTCAGGATCTGGACTGGAAGGCTATATATATGTGCTACGTACAGTTAAGTCTATACGGAATACCGGCAGTTGTGGTACAGGGCGATACGCTGCGTAAACCGTTCAATGGGAAATTGACTGGAAATGTATATGTTACACCGATGAAGGCGTTGCAATTGAACCGGTAACAGAATGTAACCAGTTGAGTCGGTGACATCAACTGACGGTTAAAGAAAAAGAAAGGAAGTGAAGAGCATGGAGATAACATCAGTTAAGTACATAAGTGCATCACCGTATATTTCAAAAGCGCAGATACAGAAGTCGATGAATGTATCTGCACGGACAGTATCGAACCGGCTTGCAGAGATTGACGAGTATGTGCAGAAGGGACGTTATGGGAACTACACGATTCTTGATGGATGCGGAGTGACGTATGTCAACTATTTGGCTTTCGTCGATTTCTTGCGATATCGAAAAGACTTGAAAGCGGGACGCAAGGTGCCGGCATTTAATCCGACATCGGTCGCGAGACAGATCGGATGGGGCAACCTGCAGGCGGAATATCAGTAAAGAGGGGACGAGAGAATGAGCAACGATATGATTTTTGCTACATACAAATTGGCGGCTATCGCGATGGTGGAAGGTGCTGTACTGCTTTGGATGGGGCTGATATACGGCTTCTGGATCATGGTAGCTGGAACAATCTGGCAGCAGTTGATTGCCCTGGCGAATGAAACGGAGGAAGAGGATGAGACTGAAAGACGAGAAACTAAAGCGTCCGGCAAAGCCGACGCGAAAGCAAAAGGAAATCATGACAAAAAACGGCTTGCGCTGGGAAAGCTGGAACGTCGAGGCAGACTGCGCAGATCACATCATTGTGAAGAGCAAGACGTCAGACCGAAGAAGGGTGGCGTACAAGTGACCAAGATGGATGAGATCATGCACAAAGCATATATGAGTGCAAAGAGCTTCGCAGGATTGGAGCCTCCGGCAGAATGCCTGTATATCGGCAGCAGGATCGCGAATGGCGACCGGTATCGGTACTGGGTAGCAGAGGATGGCACCTATTATCAGGAATCGACCGGAGAAGCTGCACTGAAAAGAAAAAGAGCCGGCTGAAAACCGGCTCAGGTGTAATACCTCGAATCTGAACAATTTGAGTGTATCACACCAAGCTTATATCGTCAAGAAAAGCGGGATAAAAGCTCGCTTTGAGACAGTATTAGCATATTAAAGTTAGGGACAAGGATACACTTTCGATGGCATACAGAAAACATACATTTACATTTACGAATTCCATAGAGCATGCATATAAGTTCGCAGGGCATACAGGAGCAAAAGGCGAGCACCGGGCGAAAAGGAAGAAACCGACACCGGAACAGGTGAAGCGGCAGAATCAGATCAATAAAGAGAACAAATATAGACATTTGCTGAAAGCGAACTTCCTACCCGGCGATTGCTGGATCACATTGAAGTATCCGGCAGGTACGCGAAAAAGCATGGATGCTGTCAAGCAGGATTTGGCACTGTTTGATAAGCGCATGCGGAGAGATTATGTTGCACACGGCGAGAAGTGGAAGTGGATCAGGCGCGTAGAAATTGGCAAGCGGGGTGGTATCCACATCCACCTGATCTGTAATCGGATTTGGAACACGGAGCTGCTAATAGCGAAGAACTGGCCGGGATTGTCACATCATAGCGAACCGGTTCGGGATGAGGAAGGATTCGGACAGCTTGCATCGTATCTGTGCAAACCGCTTCCGGAAGAGCTTGAACAGGAAAGCATATTTGATCCGGAAGAGATCAAGCGCGCATCCAGTCTGTCTTCAAGCAGAAACTTAGTACGTCCAGAACCGGAGAAGAAAGCATATGTCCGGCGGACAATGAAGAAGCTCCTCGCGGATGGACCGGTAGCCCGTCCTGGGTATTACATAGATAAAAAATCAATTCGAATTGGCATAAATCAGGTAACAGGGTACAGCTATGTCTATTACACGGAAGTAAAGATACAGCAGACCAAGAGAGTGATACGAGCACCGGGCGACGATTTGCCGAAGTTGCACCGGTGCAACGAAAGGAAGAGACGAAAATGCAGGAAGTGAGGATATATATTGAGACTTCGACGATTGCACCGCGTGCCACGAAAGCCGACGGCATGTATGTGATGGAAGCATACGAAGATGGACGGCAGATGCTGTACAAGGGCGAGCCTGTGATTGTGTACGATGTGATGCATTTTGAACATTGCAATACAAACATTATCACGTTGACGTTGCTCATTGCAGCGCTGGAGCGTATGCAAAAAGGATGTACCGTGCATATCTATACACGCACAGAACATGTCTTCTGGACACTCAAAAATGATTGGCTGACCGGTTGGAAGAAAACCGGTTGGAAGTCTGCGAGAGGTGTTGCAATCAAGAATGCGGAGATGTGGGAAAAAGTCGAGTATTTACTCAATAAAAATGATAGTTGGACCGTATCCGAGGACACGCATGAGTGGAAGGCTTGGATGCAGGAGAAGATGAAGAAAAAGGAAGCATGTTAAGAAGGTGAAAAAATTGCAAAATATAGAAATGCGTAATCAGAAGATTATAGAAAATATCAAACTGGTGTATTTCCATCTGAACAAATATCGAGGATTTCCCAATTATGAGGACATTGTCCAGGTGGGTATGCTGGCATTAGTGGAAGCTATCGACAGAAGCAAGGATTTGGAACATCTGAATCGTAATTACATAGGGCTGTATATACGTGGATATGTGGAGCGATTTGTCAATTATGAAGATGTACCGCTTCGAACGCAATTCAATAGACCAGACGTAGAGAAACCACAGTATGTGGCAGCGGATAAGGCAGTTAATGAAGCTGGAGAGTCTTATGCAGATGTATTTCTTGCAGATACTCATGATTATATTGGTGATCTGGTTACTATGATAGATTTCGGACATATGGTTGATCAGTTGTCTCCGAGAACACAGAAGCCAATGCGGTGCATGCTGCAGGGATATGGCATGACCGATACAGCAAAAATGTGCGGTATATCGTTTGAACGAGTGAGACAGATCAAGAAGCTGTGTAATAGAGAACTGGTTGCAAGTGAGGTGTGACATGACATATAGAGAATTTTTAGAAAGCAAAATCGACCTTGCAACAGACAGCGGATTTGCGGTTGATCGTTCAAAGATCAATCCGGCATTGAAACCACATCAGTCAGATGCCGTTGCATGGGCACTTAAAGGCGGACGCCGGGCATTGTTTGAAGCATTCGGTCTTGGAAAGACGGTACAGGAGATAGAATTCTGTCATTTGGCAGCAGAACATACCGGCGGCAGAGCTTTGATTGTATTGCCACTCGGAGTAAAGCAGGAGTTCACAAGAGATGCCGTGGAACTGCTTGGATATGAGAAGCCGGAGTATTGCCGGACGATGGACGAGGTCAAGGCGTGTGACAGTCAGATTGTGCTGACGAACTATGAGCGAGTGAGAGATGGCGATATAGATCCATCGTACTTTGCTGCAACATCACTGGATGAAGCAAGCGTTCTACGGAGCTTTGGAAGTAAGACTTATCAGACATTTTTGGATAAATTCAAGAACGTTCCGTATAAGCTTGTAGCCACGGCTACACCATCGCCGAATAAGTACAAGGAGCTTATACACTATGCCGGATATCTGGAAGTCATGGACACCGGACAGGCACTGACAAGATTCTTCCAGCGGGATAGTACAAAGGCAAACAACCTGACGCTGTATCCGAATATGGAAGATGAATTCTGGTTGTGGGTGTCAAGTTGGGCGCTGTTCGTTACAAAGCCGTCTGATCTCAATCCTGACTACTCAGATGTCGGATACGATCTGCCACCGCTTGATGTCAGATGGCATGAGATACCGATTCATTACGGAGATACAGCGGACAGGGACGGACAGATGCAGCTCTTTCAGGAAGCGGCAGAAGGATTGAAAGAAGCGGCAGCAGTTAAGCGGGACAGCATAGACATCCGGGTACAGAAGATGAAGGAGATTGTAGATGCTTCGCCGGATGATCATTTCTTGTTGTGGCACGACCTGGAGAGTGAACGCCATGCAATCAAGAAGGCGTTGCCAGAGACGGTTGATATCTATGGATCCTTGGATTATGAGACGAGAGAACAGCGTGTAATTGATTTCTCAAATGGAAAGACACGGCTGTTTGCAACAAAGAAATCGCTGTCCGGCTCGGGGTGTAATTTCCAGCGGTATTGCCACCGGGAAATATTCCTTGGTATTGATTATGAATTCAATGATTTTATTCAAGCAATCCACAGATGTTACCGATTCTTGCAGAGTCAGCCGGTTGTGATTGACATTATCTACATGGAGAACGAGCGGCAGATCAAGGAAGCATTGCTGGAGAAATGGAAGAATCATAATTACATGGTCCAGCGGATGGTTGAGATCGTGAAGAAGTATGGACTTAATTCAGCGAACAAAGCTGAACGATTGGAAAGGAAGATGGGAGTGGAAGGAACAAGAGAAGAACGAACCGTGCGAGGTAATCACTATGAAGCGGTATACGGCGACTGCGTGGAAGAGACACGTGTCATGGCAAGTAACAGCGTTGATCTGATACATACGTCGATACCATTCGGCAATCACTACGAGTACAGTGCAAATTATAACGACTTCGGACATAATCAGGATACAGAGCGGTTCTTTGAACAGATGGACTATCTGACACCGGAGCTCCTGAGGGTATTGAAGCCTGGCAGAGTGGCAGCAGTACATGTAAAGGACAGAGTGCTTTTTGGAAATGCGACAGGTACCGGTATGCCGACGATCGAGCCGTTTCATGCGGATTGTATCGAGCATTACATGAAGCATGGTTTTATGTATTTCGGCATGATCACCGTTGTGACGGATGTTGTACGGGAGAATAATCAGACATACCGCCTTGGCTGGTCTGAACAGTGCAAGGATGGCACCAAGATGGGTGTAGGATGCCCGGAATATATCTTATTGTTCCGAAAGCTCCCAACGGATCATAGCAAAGCATATGCAGATGATCCAGTATCAAAGAGCAAGGAAGAATACACAAGGGCACAATGGCAGATAGACGCACATGGATATTGGAGATCGTCGGGCAATCGTCTGATCAGTAAGGATGAGCTGAAAGAGATATCGGTGGATAATCTGCAGAAAGCATACAGGAAATACAGCAGAGAGAGCGTGTACAACTATGAAGAGCATGTGAAGCTTGCAAAAGAGCTTGATAAGGACGGCAGACTGCCGGCAACATTCATGGTGGTTGCTCCGGGATCATGGAACAAACTTGAGGTATGGGATGATATCAACCGGATGCGGACGCTTAACACGACACAGAGCCGCAGACGTGCTCAGATGCATGTATGTCCGCTTCAACTTGATATTGTGGAGCGAATCATCAACAGATACAGCAATCCGGGAGATGTCGTATATGATCCGTTCGGCGGACTTATGACGGTACCAATGACGGCGGTTAAGATGGGAAGATATGGTAAAGGCTGTGAGTTGAATCCAGATTATTTCCGAGATGGAGTTGGATATCTGCAGGCAGCAGAAAACGAGATGGACGAGCTGACGCTGTTCGATTTTATGCCGGGGGTGATGGAGTGATACATGGAGAGCTTATTGTAGACAACTTTGCTGGCGGTGGCGGAGCTTCGACAGGCATCGAAATGGCAACAGGATACAGCGTTGATATAGCCATCAATCATGATCCGAAAGCTATACAGATGCACAAAACTAACCATCCAAGAACAAAGCATTATTGTGAAGATGTGTGGCAGGTAGATCCGATCGCAGCATGTAAAGGAAATCCGGTAGGACTTGCCTGGTTTTCGCCGGACTGCAAGCACTTCAGTAAGGCAAAAGGTGGAAAACCTAAAGACAAGAATATTCGTGGTCTTGCGTGGGTAGCCTGCCGGTGGGCAGGTCTTGTAAGACCAAGAGTGATCATGCTTGAGAACGTAGAAGAGTTCAGAACATGGGGACCATTAAATCGACGCCATCACCCAGTTAAGAACAAGCAGGGCAAGACCTTTGAACGGTTTGTACGACAGCTTGAAGAGTTAGGGTATGAAGTGCAATTTAAGGAGCTTGTGGCAGCGGACTATGGAGCTCCAACAATGCGAAAGAGATTCTTTATGATTGCACGCTGCGATGGAAAATCAATCGTATGGCCAGAGCCTACACATGCACCGGCGGACAGTGAGGAAGTCAAGGCAGGGTTGCTTAAACCTTATGTTGGAGCATACACGCAACTTGATTTTAGCCTGCCTTGCCCGTCCATATTTGATACTTCCGAGGAAATCAAGGGAAAATACGGCATACGGGCGGTCAGACCGTTGGCACCTAAGACTATGGAAAGGATAGCAAGAGGATTAAAGAAATTTGTACTGGATAACCCGGAACCGTTTATTATTCAGTGCAATCATGGCGGAGAACGCAGACCTAATGATATCCGGGAACCGATGCCAACTATTACAGGAAAGCATGGATACGGAATTGTAGAGCCGTATATGGTGCAGATCGGACAGACTGGATTTACGGTAGACAGGAGCAAGGATGTGAGAGAACCTCTTACCACGATTGTAAGTAAGAATGAGCATTGTTTAATAAGCCCTACACTGATCCAGTACCATTCCGAAACTGCTCAGGGAGAAGTGAGAGGACAGACGATAGAAGACCCGATTATGACAGTGGATAGTTCAAACCGATACGGACTGGTCACATCGTTTCTCAGTAAGTTCTATAAGACAGGCATCGGACAGGACGAAAGAGAACCGTTACATACAGTGACAACGTCTGCGGGGCATTTTGGAGAAGTCCGGGCATTTCTGATTAAATACTATGGTGATGCTACCGGACAGGACATTGAACAACCATTAGACACGGTTACAACGAAGGATAGATTTGGCCTTGTAACGATTGAGGGTGTTGATTATCAGATTGTGGATATCGGACTTCGAATGTTGGAACCACGAGAGTTATATGGATGTCAGGGATTTCCAGAAGATTACATTATTGATCATGATTATACTGGCAAGACATATCCGAGAACGGAGCAGGTAAGAAGATGCGGCAATGCAGTGTGTCCACCGATACCGGCTGCACTTGTGAGAGCAAATCTTCCGGAAATGTGTGTTGCAAGAAGAACAGCCAATATGAGAGTTGCAGAGGAAGCAAATGGACAGTTGATGATGTTTGCGTAGGAGGTAGATATGGAACAAGAACAATTTGACTTCTTGGAAGATATTGAGATAGACAAGCCGGATGTGGAATTCCAGAAGTGGAAAGAACAGAAGCGTGAAGCAAAAAGCCGGATGATTGCCATGCAATATCAGCCATATGAAGTAAAAAAGAAGAGGTCAGAACTCCGTGCAATAGAATTTCTTCAGGAGATGGATAAACGTGGAAAAACAGCACATGTGAGTGTCGGTGGACTTGATAGCATTACATTGCATGTGTTCTTGAAATCTATCGGAATTGATGTACCGGCAATATCAGTATCGAGTTTGGAAGATGAAAGTATTCAGAAAGTGCACAAAGCGCTTGGTGTGACAATTCTGCATTCATATAAGACAAAGACACAGGTGTTGAATGAGGTTGGATTTCCGGTAATCAGTAAGCGTATAGCAGGTAAGATTGCATTGTTACAGAATCCGACGGAAAAGAATAAAACGGTCAGACATGCGATTATTACAGGTGAATGTGGAGAACTCGGACATTTTCAGAAGAATAGTCGGATGAAACTGCCGCAGAAGTGGTTGAAATTGTTTGGAGGATATGAAAACGAAAATGAAGGAGTGAATTATCAGAAACCGAATTTTAAGGTATCAAATGATTGTTGCTATTGGCTCAAAGAGAAGCCTTGTGATGATTGGGCTAGGGAACATCAGAGCTATCCGTATCTTGGAATGATGGCGTCGGAAGGTGGACAGAGAGAAGAAGCGCTTACCGATCACGGATGCAACTACTATGGAAAAACCACAATGCGATCGGCTCCGTTTGCTCCGTATATGCGAAATGACATATTAAAGCTGGCATTGGAAATGGATGATTGGTATCACAAAAACATGGATGTGTTTGAGAAGTTGTACTATGAGCAACCTTACAGCAAAGACAAGAATGGAAATGTAATACCATATGAGCCGGTGGATAGCATTATACCAGATATTTACGGCGATGTAGTACAGGATCAGTGCGGAAATCTTCGGACTACTGGAGCACAGCGAACAGGATGCAGTATGTGTGGCTTTGGCATTCACATGGAGAAAAGACCACATAGATTTGATAAATTGCGAGAGCGTAACCAGAAAGAATGGGAGTATTACATGTACCGGTGTTGTACAGATCCTAAGACTGGAGAGAAATATGGCTGGGGAAGAGTTCTCGATTACATAGGCGTTCCGTGGGAAGATTACCCAGCAATTCAGATGGAGTTGCCATTAGATCAGATGATGTAGCGTCGAAATTTGTCGAACTTTGAAAATTGAATAGTGATGGTTGGAGTGGTATACTGCTTTTATAACATTGTACGTTAGGAGAATTATAAAATTGATATTGTGTATTAGTGAAGCATTAGAAGGTGCAATTGTAGGGGCATGTTTAACCTTTTTATTTACAAGCCTTGTAGAACTAAGAAAGCAGCATTGTGGAAAAACGAGAGTTATACTTTTGAATAGTTCATATACATTGAATAGGGAAGGAAATACATTAGATAGCATAGATATATATGCAAACATTGAATGCATGAATACAAAGCTTATTCCTGCCAGTATCTATGATTGGCATGCAGAAATTACTACTGATAGAGGAATATATCGAGTACAGATGAGCAATGAAAAAATCAGTAATGGTTATGGTTTTATGGATGTGGCATATATGAATCAAAATCAGAGTTGTATTTTGCCGTTGCATGGAAGGAAATATGTCAATATAAAACATTTTGAAATAGAACAGGGGATAAAAGACATCACATCTATAAATCATATAGACATTTTCTATAGATGCAATGGAAGCAAAGAAAAGAAGGCAGAGGATAGAAGATAAAAATACCAACCATCATTATTCGATGGTTGGTATTTTTTTGCGCAAAAATAGGTAGTGGAAGGAGTGGAAGTTGTGAAAAACTGTCCATGTAAGGAATGCGTAGACAGGAAAGTTGGTTGTCACAGTGTATGCGGGAAGTATAAAGCATTCACAGAGACACAACGAAAAAAGAATGAATGTATAAGAAAACAGAAAGAAGCATTGAGTGAGTATCTTGATATGAAACAGGAATGTGTAAAGAGAGCAAAAAGGAGGATGCGTAATGGCAAATAGAGAAATATGCAAATATTGCAGAAATCTTGTACTATTTGGCGAAGAGATACCAGATGAGCAGGCAGAGGAGCATGCAATCATGATGTGCGACTGCACTGGAGCACGGATTCACCAGAGAGCACGGAAACGGCAGGAGAAGGCAAAGGACAACATTGAGCTGGCTATTCATGAGATAGACCAGGCAGTGTGCGAGTATTTAAAAGAGTGCGTTGAACTGGTTGATCAGAGAACCATCACAAAGATAACAGTTGATAACGGTCGAGGTGTTAAGGTTACGATCAGCAAGACAAATAAGGACACAATCAAGGTAACAAAAAAAGTAAGTAAGGATGTGGTGTACGATGAGTAGATTGATTGATGCGGATGCTTTAGTTAAGGATTTAACTGAACAAATACCTATGGCAGAAAATGTGCAAGTATTTAAAGACATTATTGAAAGCCAGCCGACCGCCTATGACACCGACAAAGTAGTGGAGCAACTAAAGAAAGTCTCATATGAGCGATTTGGAAATACTGGAATGGGTGGAGAGGATGTCGTTAATTGGGATGATGCAATCAAGATTATAAGAACAGGAGATGTGAATCATGAGTAAATCTATCATGCAGAATAAAGATGGATGTTGTTACATGTGTGATCTGCTTGGAACATGGCGGCAGGGCTATACGATTGAAGAGCATCATTGCTTTGGAGGACCAAACCGAAAACTGTCCGAAAAATATGGTTTGAAGGTTTACCTGTGCCCGGAGCATCACCGGACAGGACCGGATGCGGTACACCAGAACAGCGACTATATGCAGATATTGCACGAAGCGGCACAGAAGGCTTTCGAAGAGCACTATCCAGATAAGAGCTTCCGGGAGATCTTCGGGAAGAATTACCTGTAAAGTCTAGTAAATACTAGATAAAGATGCACATTGAAAAGTGAATACTGGTCAGAAATTTTTCATCTTTTTTAATAAAAAGTATTGACATACGGTACACCGTATGATATTATAATATTTGTAAGGAGGTGAATAAGAAATGGCTAAGAAAAAACAAAAGAAAAAGCCCAAACTTGAAAAAGTCGCAATCGTAACAGGCATCCTGCAAGGCATAGCAACCATCGTATGCTTGATCTACGAAACCTTCTTCAAGTAAGGGCACAGGCGGTGGGAATATCCCACCCACCGCCTAATTTTATTCTAAGCCATTTTTGGAAATATGTCTATAAGAAAAGTATTAACAATGATCAGCACATGTTCGGCGGCGGTTCTTGTGTACTATGCAATCAGAAAAGGATTGGATGCGGCAATTGCAATAGCACTTGTATTGAGTGTGGCATCAATTGGATTAAATATATATTGCGAGGTGCACGATGGAAGAAAAGAAGATTAGACCGCAGGACAAGTGGAATGCAAAAGCTGGCTTGATAAGCAAATCATATAAGCTGAAGCGAGAGCTGGTAGAGGCATTTGCAGATGCATGTGAGAAGGCTGGAGTAAGTCAAGCTGGACAGCTTAGCATGATGATGAAAGAATTCATCGAGAAAAACAAGTAAATACAAGAAAAGGAAAGGTACTGACCAGTATTCATTGGTTGGTACCTTTTTTATTTTGGCACTAAGAAAATATATCATAAATCTAAAGAAGGAAGGGGGTGAGAATCTGGGAAACTGAAAGAACATAAACATATAAAATGATTGGAGGATATAAAGATGGCAAAAGTATATATTGGAGTAGGGCATGGCGGGAGCGATCCAGGAGCAGTGAAGTATCTTGTAGAAAAAGATATTGATTTGCAGATGGCAAAGGGATGCCGCGATTATCTGAAAGAGCATGGCGTAGATGTATTGATTAGCAGAACTGGAGATATTGATAGCTCAATCAACGAAAAGACAACAATGTGCAATCATTGGGGCGCAGATCTGGCACTTGATATACATAACAATGCAGGCGGCGGAGAAGGCTTCGAAGTATGGCACAGTGTGAACGGTGGCAAAGGAAAGGTGCTTGCACAGAACATAGAGAAAGAAGTTGTGAAGATCGGGCAGAAAAGCCGAGGCTTAAAGACAAAAAAGAACGCATACGGAAGCGATTATTTTGGATTCATTCGACAGACGAAATGCCCGGCGATTATCTGCGAGGGTGTATTTGTAGACAATAAGGCTGATGCGGCAAAAGCGGATACAGAAGAGAAGTGCCGGGCGTTTGGTATAGCATATGCGAAAGGAATCCTTGCAACGCTTGGTATGAATACAGAACAGAATGCAAACGGAGAAACAAAGACACCGGAGCAGGCAGCAGTCCAACCAGAGCAGACACAGGCGGATACATATAGAGTCAAGGTCACAGCATCGGCACTGAATATCCGCAAGGATGCGGGTACAGCAAATGCAGTAACCGGAGTAATCCGGGACAACGGTGTATATACGATTGTGGCGGAAAAGATGGTATCCGGACAGAAATGGGGAAAGCTGAAAAGCGGTGCAGGCTGGATATGTCTGGAGTACACGAAGAAGGTATAAAGGAGCGTGAGCAAGGTGAGACAAAGAAACTCGGTTGCAAGCTACAACATCGGGAAGCATAGATTCTTGGAATTGTACCACCACTGTATGCAGTACCCGGACTGGATTAAAGAGATTAGAGAACTGCGCGGATTACGATCTCATGAAACCGGAGCAACAGGAAATGGATTATCGAACCCGACCGCAAGTGCAGCCATCAAGGCAGCAGAACTAAGTGCAAAATGTAAGCTGATTGAAAATACCGCATATGAAGCAAATAAGGAGCTTGCAATGTACATTCTCGCAGGCGTGACTGATGAGGAATGTACTTATAAGACGCTTAGGGCGCGAGGGATGCCAGCAGGAAGAAACCTGTATTACAACAGTCGGCGCAAGTTCTACTACCTGCTTTCAAAGAAATAAAAATTTAGGAGGTACATTATGACAAAAGAACAGATTCACGAAGCACTGTGCAAAGCTCCAGATGAAGATAAAATGAGGCTGGCTATAGCTTGTCAGATGAATGGTATTGACGTTCGAGATATAGAGACAAGGTTGGCAAATGTGATTACAGGTGTACAAAAAGCTATAAAGCCAGCAATCGAATATTATAGATATTTAGGAGGAAAATAGTATGGCAAATTTTGATGAAGATATTAAGAGAATCACTGATGAAATCCTATCGGATGGAACTGTTGATCAGATTATTAGGGAAAAGGTGACGGATGGAATAGAAAAAGCAATAGCTAGTTCATTTAATTATGGAAAGCTTGAAAAGGCGGTCAAAGAAAGAGTTGAGCAGGTTTTAGTTCCGTTTATTGAAAACTATGATATGTCTGCCTATATAGTAAAATTAGATACAGTTCTTACGGAAATAGTTAATAAATCTGTTCTTATGGATAATAAGCAAATGTTGGAAAGTTTCCAGTATTTGATGAAAGAACCTCAGATAACAGAAATGGAATTAACGGATTTGTTTAAGGAATACAAAAAATTTGTCGCAAGAAATATGGATACCGATGGCAGAGAAGTTGAATGGGATGAGTCACCAGAGTATGAGGCAATGGCTGTTTCCTTTGAACTTGAGGAGGATCGTGAGAGAAGCTGGAGTTCATTCAAATATGCCACTATTGATTTTACAGTGGATGAAGAGAAACAGCAGGAGGAACTCAACAGAACAATACGTCTCTCTAAGTGGCATGGAGATAGAAAGGATGGATGGGAAATAAGAGTAGATACAAACCCGAATCTGAATTCCCTTAGAAATCTGGATGCGTTTGACTTATTACTCTTAAAGCTGCAGAGAGCAGATGTCAGAATTATTGCTGACGAGTCGAGTGATGAAGATTATGTCTATTCGGACACAAAGCCGGAGCCAACATATGAGTAACTATGAATGGACAAACTGAAATTGAAAGTGGGGGACTCAGGGGACATTTTATGTGATATTATAGTAGCATAGATATTTGAGAGACACGAGGGCAGCAGTTGTATGGAAACATATAGCTGCTGTTTTGCGTTGGAAAGGAGAGAAGATGAAACAGACGATATACACAGTTGTAGGTATGATTGGTTCCGCTATAGCATCCGTATTCGGAGGATGGGATGCAAGTATCAAGACTTTGATTATATTCATGGCGATTGATTATGTATCTGGCTTAATTGTTGCGGGCGTATTCAAGAACAGTACCAAAACCGCATCAGGTGGCTTAGAGAGTAAGACGGGATGGAAAGGCTTATGCCGGAAATGCATGACACTTGTGCTCGTGCTCGTAGCGTATGGATTGGATTTGGTGATCGGTACTAACTATATTCGTGATGCAGTTGTGATTGCTTTTATTGCGAACGAAACAATCTCGATCGTTGAGAACACCGGGCTTATGGGTGTGAAGCTTCCGGCAGTAATCACGAAAGCAATCGACATCCTGCAGAAGAAATCAGAGGATAAATCCAATGATGTATAACGACAAACGATGGAAGAAGAAACGTGCAGTGATCCTGCGACGAGATGCTTACCAGTGCCAAGAGTGTAAGCGATATGGCAAACGAAGATCAGGAGATCATGTGCATCATGTGTACCCAGTCGAACAGTATCCGGATGAGCGGTACAACGACTGCAACCTGATCACGCTATGCCAGAAGTGCCACAACCGCATGCATGATCGGGATTCACATGAGCTTACAGCGACAGGAAAACAGTTACAAATGCGTATGAAGAAGCGATATGGCAGCAGACTCCCCCCTCTCTAGCGTTTTTGGAGCGCCGGAGGATAGAACGGTGGGTGGAGCCTTTTCCAAATACGCAGGATTTTTTGAGAAAGGGGGAAACCGGGTGAAAAAGACAGCATGGAAAAATCGAATAATATCAGCAGCCAAGGCGGTTGGCACGTATCGGGATGCTTTTCTTCCGATGATCGATACGCTCGCAAATATACTTGCAGAGCGTGACAAAATCTATCAGGAATACGTCGAAACCGGTGCCAAACCTGTAGTGGAGCATACGAACAAAAACGGAAGTACCAACATGACCAAAAATCCGCTGTTGGTGAGCTGGGGCGACATGAATACATCCGCGCTTGCGTATTGGCGTGATCTTGGGCTCACACCGGCAGGGCTGAAAAAGATTGATGAATCTGCAATCAAAACCAAGAAGACATCGGCATTAGGAGATATTCTGCGGGACATTGGCAGCTAAGAAGTATAGGCAGGTAGCGATCGACTATGCCAGGGATGTAGTTGCGGGAAAGATCATTGCCGGAAACAATGTACGAGAGTGCAAGCGATTCCTGGACGATCTGGAACGTGATGATCTGGAGCTGCACACGAAAGAGCCGGATTTTGTGATCAATATCATTGAGCGGGTAATGGTTCACGTGAAGGGAGAGGACCTGCAAGGGCACTCTCTGCGGAATACTCCGTTGATATTGCAGCCGTGGCAGATATTCATCGTATATAACTTAATAGGATTTTACTATAAAGGTACTCAGATCAGACGATACAAAGAGGCCTTTATTTTTATTCCGAGAAAGCAGGGCAAGACGCTGTTTGTGGCGGCGCTTGCGTTTGCACTTGGCCTTCTGGAAAGAAGATCAGGAGCGACAATCTATATTGTGGCCGCCGCCTTGAAGCAGGCGAAGCAGAGCTTTGACGACATCCTGCATACATTGCGGTACCGTGGCATGATAAACGAGTTTAAGGTGCTGAATAACAATGCACAGCATTCCATCGAGTACACTTTTTACAACGAGAATGAAGAGCCGGAGGGTTCCTTGTACATCGAAGCACTTGCCAGCAATCCGGACACGCAGGATTCATTCAACTGTAACATAGCCATCGCGGATGAGGTGCATGCGTTCAAGCGTGCATCGCAGTACAACCGATTCAAGGAGGCAATGGCAGCATACACGAACAAGCTGATGATCGGTATCACAACTGCGGGCGATAACATGAATTCATTCTGCTATCGCCGGTTGGAATATGCAAACAAAGTGTTGGATGGCATAGTGAAGGACGATACATTGTTCTGCTTTGTATCTCGTGCCGATCAGGACGAAAAGGGAAATGTAGATTTTACCAATCCAATCCAGCATGAAAAGGCAAATCCGGGATATGGTGTGACAATCCGGCCGGAAGCTATCATGAACGATTCCATACAGGCACAGAACGATCCGCAACAGCGGAAGGATTTTCTAAGCAGACAGTTGAATGTATATACCACGGCGATGAAGGCATATTTCGACATCAAAGAGTTTCAGAATTCGGATAAGCAGTACAACTGGAGCATAGAGGAGCTGGCAAAGCTCAAAATTGACTGGTACGGCGGCGCCGACCTGTCGAAGCTGCACGATCTTACTGCGGCGGCGCTGTTCGGACACTATAAAGGTGTTGATATCATTATCACGCATGCATTCTTCCCGGTTGTGGAAGCAGCAAGAAAAGCAGATGAAGACAACATACCGCTGTTTGGATGGCGGGACGATGGATGGCTGACCATGTGCAATACACCAACGGTCAATGTCGGTGACATTGTAAATTGGTTTAAGGAGATGCGGAGCAAGGGCTTCAAGATCAAGCAGGTTGGTCACGATAAGAAATTTGCACGTGAGTATTTTATCCAGATGAAGAAAGCAGGGTTCAAAATCATAGATCAGCCACAGTATTTCTATGTGAAGTCAGAAGGCTTCCGGCATATTGAGAAGTCGGCGAAGGATGGCAAATTGTATTACTGCCATTCGGATGCATACGAATACTGTGTGCAGAATGTACACGCCATTGAAAAGACAGACGATATGATCCAGTATGAAAAGATAGAACCGACGGCACGTATTGACTTATTCGATTCAAGCGTGTTTGCGTGCGTCAGATTTTTGAATTCACTTGAAAAGAGTGAGAAATCAAAGAGCTGGTGGGGAGGTGAGAATGAAGATGAGTAAAAAGAATAACGTGCTACAGCGGGCACTAAGAAAAGAAGGAAGAAAGCGGTCAGCGGTGCTGATCGGAAGCAACGAAGCATATGATCTGTTATGCGGTGCCGGGTATACATCATTAGACCAGAATCCGGAGATTGTAGCCGCCTGCCGGAAGATTGCGGAAGTTATCGGAGCCATGACGATTCATATCATGCAGAACACCGAACGCGGCGACGAGCGTGTGATCAATGAGCTGTCGAGAAAGATTGACATCAATCCATGCAGCACCATGACACGGCAGACGTTCATAGAAGCAGTGGTGATGAACCTGCTCCTGTATGGCAAAGGCAATTCGGTTGTAAAGGTCTATACAGAGGACGGCTATATCGCCGATATGGAGCCGGTGGCAGCAGGCAGAGTCACCTATCAGGGCGACTATAGAAATTACCAGATACTGATTGACGGCATCCCATACCAGCCGGATGATGTGCTGCATTTCGTCTATAATCCGGACAAGACATACATGTACCGGGGGCAAGGCGTGACAGCACAGCTTAAGGATGTTGCAGATAACCTGCGGCAGGCACAGGTCACTACAAACGCTTTTATGAAAAGCAAATGGAAGCCATCACTGATCATCAAGGTAGATGGCATGGTAGAAGAGTTTTCAAGCCCGAAGGGCAGAAAGAAGCTGATAGACGAGTATATGACATCCGGAGAAGCCGGAGCACCGTGGCTGATACCTGCGGAACAGTTTGAGATAAATCAGGTCAAGCCGCTTTCCTTATCAGATCTTGCAATTGCGGATAATGTAAAGCTGGACAAGCAAAGTGTAGCCGCGATATTAGGAGTGCCTGCGTTCGTGCTTGGCGTTGGAGAGTACAAGCAGGATGAGTGGAATTATTTTGTCAAGACGAAAATAAAGACGATTGTCACAGGATTACAGCAGGAGATGACGCGGAAACTGATATACAGTCCGAATATGTACATCAAGTTCAATGTCCTGTCCGTGATGGATTGGGATCTGACGACGATAGCATCCGTATTCGGTTCGCTGTCAGACCGTGGATTTGTGACTGGAAATGAAGTCAGAGACAAGATAGGCATGTCACCAAAGGAAAGCTTGGATGAGCTTAGAGTGCTTGAAAACTATATTCCGTGGGATATGGCAGCGGCACAGAAGAAACTGGTACAGAAGGGAGATAACAATGGATAGACATATTCGACAGACACGATCTGTCGCATCGGAATTTAATACGCGGGAAGACGGCGAGGCACTTTCGATAGAAGGTTACTTCGCCGTTTTTAATAGCACCTATAACATTATGCCGGGGATGAGTGAGAGTGTAGCGCCTGGGGCGTTTACAGATACGATATCCGGCGATGTACGTGCACTGATCAACCATGATACAGGGCTTGTGCTCGGAAGAACCAAAGCAGGCACATTGACACTGCGGCAGGATGAACGCGGACTCTGGGGGCATATCGACATCAATCCGGATGATTCGGACGCGATGAACCTGTATGCCAGAGTGAAACGTCACGATGTAGATCAGTGCAGCTTCGGCTTTGACATTCTGGACGAAGAGACGGAAGCCCGCGAGGACGGATCCGTACACTGGACAATTAAGAAGGTGGAACTGTATGAGGTGTCGGTATGCACCTTCCCGGCATACGAAGAGACAAGTGTCAATGCGCGAAAGAAGGATGCAGATACCATCCGGGCGCGACAGACCGAGGTGTGGAAGCTTGACATGAAGAAAAAATTAAAAGGAGGAAGCGAATCATGTTAAAAGCAATTATGCTCAGAAAGAAGCTGAGCGAAGTCACAAAGAAGCTCACAGAGGCACGTGAGAAGGCAAAGGAGCTTGCAACACGTGAGAAGGAGCTTGAGGCAGCCATCGAAGAGGCACAGACAGACGAAGAGAAGGAGGCAGTGTCACAGGAAGTAGAGCAGTACGAGAAGGATAAGGAAGAAAATGACGAGTCAGTAAGAACTCTGGAAAAGGAAGTATCGGATACAGAGTCCGAGCTTGCAGAACTGGAAAGCAAGCAGAGACAGGCAGAACCGGCACCAGAGGCAAGAATGAGAGGAGTGGAAACAGTGAAAACAACTAGAAAGAAATTTTTTGGTATGACAGTACAGGAGCGTGATGCGTTTTTCGCGCGAGAAGAGGTACACACTTTCTTGGAACGTGTGCGTACGCTTTATACAAACGGTGTGCAGAACCGCGCGATTACAGGTGCAGAGCTTACAATTCCGAACGTGATGCTTGAACTCCTTCGCGAGAACATCGAGGAGTACTCAAAGCTTTATAAGCATGTACGTGTGCAGTCTGTGCCGGGCAAGGCAAGACAGCCGATTCAGGGCACGATCCCTGAAGCAATTTGGACAGAGATGAATGGTTCTATCAACGAGTTGTCGATGTTATTCAACAATGTCGAAGTAGATGGATATAAAGTATCTGGATATATGGCAATCGATAATGCAACTTTGAATGACTCGGATATCAATCTTGCAGAAGCAATCATCACAGCTCTTGGACAGTCAATTGGATTAGCCCTTGATAAGGCAATCCTTTACGGAACAGGAAAGAAAATGCCAACAGGCGTCGTCACACGTCTGGCGCAGGCGGCAAAACCGGAGACTTACCCGGATACCGCGCGTGAGTGGAAGAATCTTTCTTCCTCAAACATTGTATCAATTGCAGCCGCGAAGAAGGGTGTTGATCTGTTCAAAGAGATTGTGATTGCATCAGGGAATGCCAAGGGCAAGTATTCGACAGGTAATCGCTTCTGGGCTATGAACGAGACAACCAAAACCAAGCTTGTAGCAGAGGCGCTCAGCTTTAACGCAGCCGGCGCAATCGCAACAGGAATGGGCGACACTATGCCGATTGTCGGTGGTGCGATCGAAACACTTGATTTCATCCCGGACAATGTAATTGTCGGCGGGTATGGTGACTTATATCTCCTTGCCGAGCGTGAGGGCGCACAGATCACACAGTCCGAGCATGTGAAGTTCCTGGAAGATCAGACGGTATATAAGGGACTGGCACGATATGACGGTCTTCCGGTGATTGCAGAGGGCTTCGTTGCCATCGGAATCCTTGGAACAACACCGACAGCCGACATGACCTTTGCGGACGATACAGTAAATGCAAAGGCGGCAGCAGGAACAAAGGAATAAGAGGTAGCGTATGACAGATGCAGATAGATTGACGATGTTGAAGATTGACCTCGGCATATCGGCTGAGGTGTACGATCAGCGGCTGACACGGTATCTGCAGGCAGCACAGACGGAGATAGAGCGGGAGGGTATTACCTTCCCGCCGGAGCCGCCTGTAGATGATGAGGAGCTGATCATAAGCTATGCCGCGTGGAAATGGCGGCAGCGGGCAACCGGCGAGGGTATGCCGCGGATGCTCCGGTATGCGTTGAATAACCGCCTGTTGTCACAGAAAGCGAGGACGGAAGATGGATGATGAAATCATATTGATCGCTGTAAAGACTGAGACAGACGACATTGGAAGTCCGGTTATCACAGAGAAAACAGAGCGTTCGGTAATATGCAAAGTACAGTCCGTTGATCGCCAGGAATTCTTCAAAGCCGGGCAGGTCGGTATGAATCCGAAGTATCGCTTTGATACAGACAAGGTAAATTACAACAGCGAAGAGCTTGTGAAGTACAAAGACAAAGTATATGGGATCTATCGTACATATGAGCGTACAGATTCAGATACGATCGAGCTTTATGCAGAGGAGAAAGCAGGGGTGACGTATGTCGAACAAGACGATTAAAATTGGACAGCTTGATATGGAATTACAGTCAATCTTTTCAACGTTTGAGCATCATGTGCACACTGCGGTTGATACGGCAGCGGAGAATACAGCCAAGGAAGCTGTAAAGAAGCTGAAAAAGACATCTCCCAACAACAAGCGTACAAAAGGGAAAAAGTACAAAAATGGATGGAAGTATAAGAAAACATCGGAAGGAATGACTGTGTATAACGAGCAGTATCAGCTGACACATCTTCTTGAGAATGGACATGACATCATCATCAATGGAGAGGTGCGAGGACACGCCGCTGCACACGAACATATTGCTCCAGTAGAAGCATGGGCGCAGGATGAGTTTCCGGAAGAATTCAAAAGGCAGGTGGGAAAAGGATGACGATTGCAGATGTAAAGAAAGTCTTGTCGGTACCGGGTGTGACTGTACACTATGACCATGCACCTGTAGGCACCAAAGTACCATACGTCACATACACATGCCATGCGGATAGTAATTTCTTCGCAGATGACAAGGTGTATCAGAAGATTAGTTCCATGCGTGCGGTGCTGTACAGTACGAAGAAGAATGAGAAGCTGGAAGCGATGATCGAAGATGCTTTGAATGAAGCAGAAATTCCGTGGAGCATGACAGACGAGTTCGAGAACGAGCAGAAAGTATTTATGACCATATACGAAGCTAAGACCATATAGGAAGCGAGGTAATATAAAGATGGGTAAAGAAAAAAATAAGATTAAGTTTGGATTGAAAAATACACATTATGCGATTATCACAGAGACGGAGCAGGAGGATGGAACAATCAAGAGTACATACAGTACGCCAAAGAAATGGCCGGGAGCAGTAAGCTTGTCGCTTGATCCGTCCGGAGAGTCCAATACGTTTTATGCGGATGATACCGCGTATGCCGTATTGACAAGCAATTCCGGCTATGAGGGAGATTTCGAATCTGCAGTTGTACCGGAGGACGTAGAAACTGAAGTAATGGGACAGGAAGAAATTGATGGTGTGCTCGTCGAATCTTCGACAGACGTACAGAAGTACATCGCGCTTCTGTTTGAGTTCAATGGCGACAAAAAGGCACGCAGACATGTGTTGTATCGTTGCTCACTGACACGACACTCTGTTGCGTCCCAGACAAAAGAGGACAGCACAGAGCCGGTGACGGAATCTGTGACAATAACGGCTACGCCACGTCCGGATGTCGATAACATCAATGGTAAGGAAAAGAATCTGGTTAAGGCAACAACCGGATCCAATACAAAGGATGAAACGTATAAGAACTGGTTTACAAAGGTGTGGGTGCCAACATCAGCAGAACAAACAGAGGTAGCAGGTTAATATCAATCATTGAAATGGGATGGTAGAAGATACCGTCCCATTTTTCTTGCAAAAATATAAAGTTGCACCGGTGCAACAGAAACGGAGGATACTATGAGATCAGTGATCAGGATTGGACAGAGAGAGGTAGCAGTTGAAAGCAACGCAGCAACTGCGATTCGATACAAGCAGATTTTTAAGCGCGAGCTGTTAAAGGATCTTGCGAAGCTGGAGAACGTAGAAGACGTAGACAAGCTTGATGCAATCGAATATACATCGAAGCTTGCGTATGTGATGAACATGCAGAACCGGAAAGAGATTAAGGAAGCTTCAGAAGAAGGGTACATTGCATGGATGGAAGAATTTGAGGAAGCAGACTTCCAGGATCCTGCGGCAATTACATCAATCTTGAACGTATGGAATCGCAATATTACGACCACAAGTGAACTAAAAAAAAACCAAAGTCAACAGTAAGGGAGATGAATACAAACATCTTCATGCTGCGGGCTTTTTCACTACATATATCGATGCACGACCTTGAGGAGTTAACACATGGAGATGTGCTCGACATGATGATCGAGAGCAGCAATGACACGTATAACTACCCACTCAAGGCAACGCAGGATGATTTTGATAAATTTGCAGCTATGTAAGGGGGTGGCTACGTGGGACAGATCAAGGGAATTACAATTGAAATCGATGGAAAAACAACAGGGCTTACGAAAGCACTGAAAGCTGCCAATTCAGAAATCAAAACAACGAAAAGCCAGTTGAATTCGGTGGAAAAAGCACTCAAGCTTGATCCGAAAAATGTAGATCTTCTCAAAGCAAAACAGAATGCTTTGAACGGAGTAATCAAAGAAACAAAAGAAAAACTCGATATGGAGAAGCAGGCTGCCGAATCCGCAAAAAAGGAACTTGAACTTGGAAACATCACACAGGGTGAATACGATGCGTTGCAGGCAGAAATTGTTACAACGACGAATGAGCTGTCGAATCTGGAAAAGCAGGCAAGACAGGCATCGTCTGTGCTGGGAAGTCAGATGCAGGCAGCAGGAGCACATATCAAGGAAGTTGGCAACAACATATCTGAGCTTGGAGAAAAGGTTACAGGTGTAGGAGATAAGGTATCGGCACTTGGCGGAAAGATGACAGCAACAATTACGATGCCGGTTGTGGCGGGAGGCACCGCGGCTGTTAAACAAGCGACCGATTATTCTTCCGCATTAGCGAAGTTGTCTACCATCGCAGATACAACCCAGACACCATTGGATGATTTGGACGCTTCGATTATGGCATTATCCGACAGTACCGGAATGGGTGCAGCGGAGATTGCGGAAGCATCGTATCAGGCGATTTCCGCAGGTCAGTCGACCAAGGATGCTGTTGGATTTGTAGAACAGGCAAACGTGCTTGCAAGGGCAGGATTTACAAGCATGACAACGGCGACGGATACGCTTACAACAGCATTAAATGCATACGGGTTATCTGCAGATCAGGTATCATCCGTATCGGACAAGCTGATCACTACACAGAATCTTGGTAAAACGACAGTAGATGAATTAGGCGCATCCATGGGTAAAGTTATTCCAACAGCGGCGATGTATGGTGTCAATTTGGACCAGTTAAGTGCGGCATATGTTACAACTACGAAAAATGGTATAGGTACAGCGGAAGCTACAACTTACATCAATGGTATGCTGAATGAACTTGGGAAATCCGGAAGCACGACATCAAACATCTTGAAAGAAAAGACGGGCAAGTCGTTTAGTGAGCTGATGAATGAGGGATATAATCTGTCAGATGTGTTACAGATTATACAGAATGAAGCGGACAGTAGCGGAATGAGTCTTGCAGATATGTTTGGTTCACAGGAAGCCGCGAAGGCAGCGGCAACAATAACCCAGCATACAACAGATTTTACAAGTGCAGTTAAAGAACTTGGAAATTCCGCAGGTACAGCGCAACAAGCATTTGATACGCTGGAAGCTTCGGATCCGTCCATCCAGTTTGAAAAGACAAAGACAGCGATCCAAAACTGCGCAATATCAATCGGTCAGATCTTGATGCCAATCGTTCAGCAGATAGCCGGGAAAATACAGGAGCTTGTACAAAAGTTCCGTGACTTAGATCCGGAGACACAACAGCAGATCGTAAAGATTGCTGCAATAGCGGCGGCGATAGGACCGCTACTTGTGGTGATAGGAACACTCATATCATCGGTGGGACATATCATTACATTTAGCGGTCGGATAGTGACTTTAGTCGGTTCTATCACAACATGGATGGGTACCGCATCTACGTTTATTACAGGAACCATGATTCCGGCCATTACCGGGGTTGTCACTGCAATCGGTCCGTTTCTTCTGATTGCCGCTGCGGTAATTGCCGTGATCACTGCAATTATCGTAGTAATCAAAAACTGGGATGCAATCGTAGAGGTGGCACAGTTTGTATGGGAATCTTTCTGTGAGAAGGTGTCACAGCTTGTCACGGCGTTTAAGGAATTCTTCACATCTGCTTTTCAAGCGATTGGAAGCTTCTTTACAGGCATATGGAATGGGATCGTGTCCGTCGCGACAAATGCATGGTCAAGCATAAGGAATGTATTCAGCACGGTTGGAAGTTTCTTCACAGGCATATTCCAACAGGCGTGGAATGGCATAACAAGTATCTTCAATCGATTAGGTGGTTTCTTTTCAGGCGTATGGAACTCTGTAACAGGCATCTTCAAAAGTGCAGGTATGGCAATCGGCAATGCGATTTCCGGAGCAGTAAAAACAGCCGTTAATTTTGTCTTATCCAAGGCAATCGGAATCATAAACGGCTTCATCGGTGCAATCAATGCCGTAATCGGTGTGATCAACAAAATACCGGGTGTCAGCTTGTCAAAGATCAGTAAGCTTGGAGTACCGCAATTGGAACGAGGCGGAGTGCTTGCAAAGGGACAGGTCGGCTTGCTCGAAGGTAATGGCGCCGAGGCGGTTGTACCGCTCGATCAGAACGAGAAGTGGATTGCGGCCGTGGCACGTGAGATGAAAGCCGCACTTGCAGGAAATCAGACGGCAATGGCAGCAGGCGATATTGTGATCCCGGTATATATCGGCCAGTCAAAATTAAATGACATCATTGTACGTGCGAACCAGATCAATAATTACAGATCAGGAGGAAGATAATGCTGAACAAATATGTAAAAATCAATGGCGAACGTGTACCAAATCCAATCGATTATTCAGAGAGCTTCAGCAAAGTATCAAATACATTTCAGTCAGAAGCAGGGGATGATCTTGCAATTGACGTGCGAGCCGGAAAATACTCCGGCTCGTTGAAGTTCCAGGTATCTTCAAGATGGAAGAACAAGATGCTTGGATATGCAAAGATGCAGTCGGTAAAACTGCAGATTGATGAAGCGGAGTATACGGTGCGGATTGAGAGTATTGATTGCGATCTGGAGAAGAATTCGGAATATAGCCAGAACACACAAGGGTATTGGACGGTATCTTTCGGCGCGGAAGAGTTATAAAGCAAGGAGGCGGTAGCATGTATCAGGTATCAGAAGAATATCTGAAACAAACAAAAAGAAAAGTACAGACGTTCCGCCTGGCCGGAACAGTAAATAAGATCGCATTTACCAATCATGACATATTAAGCGGTTCCTTCACGATAACGAATCAGTGCAGCGAGCAGAACGATGTCAAGATCGGCAGTGTGTACATAGGAGAGTTGAAGTGCACATTCAAGCCGGATCTGCAGGTGCCAGATTGGACGAATGCACAGATCATAGTATCAGAAGGACTCTTGATTGGCGGTACCACATGGGAAGATGTACCGCTTGGCGTCTATACAGTATCAGAAGCAAATGACACGGAGTATGGCGTTGATATCACAGCATATGACAACATGGCTCGCTTCAATCGATCCTGTACGGTAGATATTACAATTGGCACACCATATGAGTTGTTAACGCTTGCTTGCACAACCTGTGAGGTAGAGTTGGGACTGACACAGGCAGATGTAGATGCACTTCCGAACGGAACGGAGAGTCTTTCGCTTTATACAGAGAATGATATCGAGACATGGCAGGATTTTGTATTCTGGGTAGCACAGGCAACAGGTACCATTGCGACGATGGATCGCGAAGGAAAGCTTGTACTTAGAAGCTACACGCAGAATGTTGTTGATACACTTACGAATCATGAACGGTTTACCGGCTCAAAGTTCAGTAAGTTTGAGACACGCTACTCTGGATTATCCTGTGTGAATATGGAAAACAACACTACAAGCTATTATGGATCTGATCCAGATAATTATCTGACATACAATCTTGGATCGAATCCGTTTCTGCAATATGGTGTAGACAGTTACAAAGAGCAGATCCGGCGCGCGGTGCTGGATGCACTTTTGAAAATAGACTATGTGCCATTCGAGACGAGCTGCTTATGTGGGGCGATGTATGACCTTTGCGATATCATCCGGTGCACGGATGGTATTGCTCCGGGAAAGCTTGGATGTGTGATGATGTATGATTATACATTCAACGGAGGGTATAAGATCACAGGCTTTGGATCGGATCCAGCGCTTGCAAGTGCAAAGAGTAAGACGGATAAGAATCTGGAAGGGCTACGGAATAACGTATCAACAAATGAGATATTATTTTTTAATTATGAGAATGCGAGTGCAATCCAGATCGGCGACGGCGAGTCCAAGGCAATCATAGATATCCGTTTCACATCGTCCGTCTCAATAGGCGTGCTTTTTCAAGCAGAAGTACTGCTTGATGCAACTGCAGAAGAAGATGTGATCGGATCAATCGAGTACACACTGAATGAAGTAACAATCATAGGATATAATCCGACAGAGACATGGAGCAACGGAAAGCATATACTGAGTTTGATGTATATGCTTATGATTGAAGAAAACTCCATCAATCGATGGATGGTAAAGTTAAACATTGCCGGTGGCAGTATAGCGATAGCACAGGGGGCGGTACGTGCGGTTATCTACGGTCAGGGCTTAGTTGGTACAGTCGAGTGGGATGGATTTATCACACTGGAAGAGAAGCTTACACAAATTGCTGTATTGGATTCTCTCACTGTGTCAAAGACTATGATATGTACGGTTGTTGCAGATATGATAGATGTAGATAAAAATATCGTAGAAGAACAGCTCCAGACCGTTCAATTGGAGGATATAACAACAGTTGGGAATTTGCTTGATAAGACAGAAATCGGCTGGGGAATCGTGAGCTGGACTTTTACAACAGACAGCGAGTGCACATATTCGTCAAGGTATGTATCAACTGAATGTGGAGCGTTCAGACTTGCAACAGAATTTGTAAACAAGTCAGTAAATCAGAACATAGACCGAGGAATGATGAATGTTGTCGATTTGGACTCAACAGAATTTGAATCAATCCAGAGTGCTATTGTTAGTGATGTGCTCAATTCTGCAAGTGAGAGTGGAGATGCTGAGAGTGAGACAGAACAGGTTGTGAAGTATCTGCTCTGGTCGGAAGACAAGTATTACACGATTCAGGATGATGTAGTAAACGAAATAACTATTTCAGGAGATATCTTGCAGGCAGCAGATTTCGAGAAACATGGATTAGATACAGCACCGGCATCGGACTATATCTTGCAATTAGAATCACCGAAGATATACAAATGGACTGCAGCTGACACAATCCTAGATACAATGATTACGATCACGGCGGTACCGCATGCACAGATCGTACAGGCAACGTGTGATATGTCGGATGTAAGTATCTATGGAATCACCGGAGCAACAGCAATCCATGAAGGTATAAAAGTTAAGCTATCCTATGATGCAGGCATGACCTGGACGGAAGAAGAAACTTTGACGGATGCATTAGAAGGAAGTATGTTACATGCATATGAGAGTGTAGGACAATCAAAGATACTTACGATTGGATTCATAGTATCGTCTGTGGAAGATAGCTTGACAGAGTTTCAGTATCAGTTTAAAAACGACGAGGAGGAATAA